CCAGTAATAGCCGAAAGACCAAAGATAATACAGTCTTCAACTTCTCCATGATGTTTTTGTAAGTCATATAAATATTCCCTCCTTATTTGAGCATAGGTTACAGGTATGTTTGCATTCAAGTAAGCCATTATTTAATATTACCCCAATTGGATCCAAACTCGTAGTCTACCTTATTTGGTACTTCTAAGTCAACCGCGTTCTCCATGATGTCTTTTATCTTTGCAGCTTCTAGATCATTAACTATAGATATATCAAGTTCATCATGCACTTGTATATGTGGTGTGATACCTTCTTTATGTAATTCTAACATAGCTTTTTTAGTCATGTCTGCTGCGGATCCTTGTATTAATCTATTTAAAGCTTTGTATGTAAAAGCTCTACGTGTTGGATTCTCGTGCCAATAATTTTTCTTTTCTGTTTCATTTCCTTCTTCATCTAATATGTAAGGACCCATCTCTTGTAGTTCTAACATTCTTTCGTGATCTTCTGCGGGAACAAACTTACCCCAATCTTTACCTCTTAACACCGGTTCGTATTTAAAAAATCTACAACGTCTACCTAATAATGTTTTTATCTGTCCTCTATTTTGTGCTGCTGACATAACTTTATTCATCAATTGTTTTACAAAAGGAACCCTACCATGATATTTATCAAATAATTCTTGTGCTTTTTCTTGTGTTACACCTAGTTCAGCTTGCAGCTTTGCTTTACCCATTCCATAAAACAAACCTAGATTAATTACTTTAGCCTGTGATCTAGGTATCTCAGCCATATCCGCAACTATTTTGTGAAAGTCGGTTGATGGATCGTTTTCGTAAGAGTCAGCTATTGTGTTTACAGAGGGCAATCTAAATTTAAGTGCATAGTGTGCAACGAGTCTTGGTTCCTGTTGCGAGTAATCAAAACATCCCCACTTCATACCTTCCTCTGGAATAAACAAAGATCTAATTAAAGGACCTGTATCAGGATCTCTTGCTGGTATTTGTTGTAGATTTGGATTTACATAACTAAATCTACCAGTTACAGTGCCACCATCATCTGATCTTATTTGATTTATTTCTGAGTGTATTCTACCGTTATGTTCGTATTTAATTATGGAATCAATAAATGTGGTTCTAACCTTGTTTATTTTTCTAGCTTCTGCTATCTTTTGAACTAAAGGGTGTGGATGATTAACAAGAAAATTTTTAGTAAACGATGGCTCGTCTGATTTTACAGTTCTGGAATAAGGTAGTTTTAATTTGTCAAAAAGTTTGGCAATTGATCTTGCGGCCATTAATTGAACATCTATGTTACTTTCTCTTTTTATGTCTCTCAGGATTAGCTTTTCTCTGTATTCTAAGTCTTGCTTTAGTGTATGAGCTCTTTCAGCATCGACTCTCACACCAAGAAATCTCATGTCAACCAGACAAGGAAAAAGATCAGTCTCCAAATCAAATATAGATTGTAAGTTATCTTCTATAATTATATTTTTTACTTTACCCCAAAGTTCTAAAGTTAGTTCTGCATCTTTTTCTGCATACGCACCAACTTCCATAGGTGGTAGTCTCCACATATCTGCTTTTGGATCTAATCCTCTTTCTTTTGCAGCTTTAATTAATTTAGATTCATTCTTTCCTTTGTTAAGATGATGCCATGATAAAGTATTTAATGTGTATGAATATCTGTTTTCATCTATAAGTGAAGATGCAATCATAGTATCTACTATTAAACCATTGATTTTTATACCTAATTTTCGTAACCAACAAACGTCATACATAGCATTATGAAATATTTTTAATGATGGTGCATTACATATATCTTGTAACCATTCTAAGGTTTTCTTTTTGTCCATGTTAGGACCTTGTTCATGCGCTATCGGAAAATAACCTGACCATCCTTCCACTGCTACAGCTATACCAACTACATATCCATTACCAATTACAGATCCTGATCCACTAGATTTTAAGTCTGGATCGTAAGTTTCTAAATCTATAGCAATCTCATCATAAGATCTTAGATCAGGATATTCTTTTGGCTGTAGCCATTCTGTATCAGGTAATATCATTTTTTAATGTCTTTAAGTTTTTTTATTTCTAACTGACAATAATGTATTATCTTTTGTAGATCCTGTACACCACCTTTCTTCTGATAGCGACAAACGTACTTTATAACATTGCCCTGAAAAAACGTGAGATCATTTTTAGAAATAAACTCGTACGGTTGAATATTAAACTTGGTGTAGTGATTCCCACCTATCTGAGTATTTTGTGGAAACGCTTCATCAAGTAAACCTTTGTATGTCATAGACTATACTCCTTTCTTTTTATTTTTGATTTTAATTTATATAAATTATTACGTGCTCTCGTAATTCCTACATACCAAACTCGATGCTCTTCATCTCTTTTGTCTGTGCTTCGTTTGATAGACTTTTGTATTTTGTCTCCTTGATGCAATGCTAAAATTACATTGTCCTCTTCACCACCTTTTATTGCGTGTATTGTAGATAAAAATATTCTAGCATCTTCATTTAAATTTTCTTGATTCTCCAACATATTTCTTATGTATGTTCTTTCTTTTTCTGGAGCTGCTGTAAATACGTCGTACCACTTTCTATCTTTGTTCCAAAACTTTGCATGTGGTATGTATTCTTTTATATATTTTACGTCCTGGTCATCTATGCTTTCGTCTTTACACCATTTAGTATATGCCAAAGCTGCTTTGTATATTCCTACTTTATAACTTTTTCCTTTGTTAGTTTGATAATATAGATTTCTTTTTCTAACTTCTTTCATAAGTTCTAATAATTGACTCTTGGTTCTTGATAATATTAACCACTTACCTTTATTTAAATCTACTTGACCCAGATTAGATATGTAAACTGACTTACCATGATGGTCTCTTGCTAGATAAAATTTTTCTTTTCTGACCCCACGTATCTTACCTATTGGAAAACATGATTCTAATTGTACACACAAAGATACTCTTCTTGATTTTTCTAGGACTCTCTCTTTTGCAGGCTCTTCTACAAATCTTTTCACATCTGCTCCAGCCCATGCAAATATAGCCTGATCATCATCACCGGCTAAATAAATATCTTTACTTTTTTCTTTTAATTTATCGTACAGCTTCCACTGTAATGGTGATAGATCTTGTGCTTCGTCTACAAATACAACATCAAACTTTGGAACCTTTGGCAAAACTTTATTTATGATATCATTAAAGTCATATAGACCTGCACTTTCTTTATATTTTAAAAGATTGTCATGTATGTGTTTTAATGTATGCCATTGTATTTCTTTTCTGTCATGTTCGTTTCTATCAAACTCCTCTCTGATAGACACATCTCTATTTATAGCACGTCCTATCATTTGAAAGTATGGATCATTACAAGTTAAAAAGTGTGTTTCTTCTTCATTGTATTTATCTGTGTATTTAACTCTAATGCCTAATTTTTTTCCTAACTCCTCATAGTGATATGGCTGCATAATATTTTCTTCTTGTAAACCTAAAGTATTAAATGCAAAAGAATGTAGTGTCTGAAAATGCACTAACTTTTTATCCTCTATCGGCATTCTTTCTTTTGCTTCCTTTGCAGCTTTTCTTGTAAAGGCAAAATAACCTATCTTATGTAAAGGTGTTCCTATTCTAACATATGCTTTTGCTCTATTAATTAATTTATGAGTCTTGCCTGTTCCAGGTGGTCCATAATATTTATATATCATACTATGTCTTCTTCTCTTTCATATTCTAATATTTCTTCTGGTGGTTCATCATCTTCAAATTGTTTCATTTTAATTGACATACATCTTACTGGATTACCTTTACCTATTCTTTTTTGACCGCTTTCTGCTTTGAATACATCTACAACCATAGTTCTGGTTTCATTTTCATCCATCTTCCATTCATTTCTTTTTAATTCTTCGTAAAATTTATGATATAAAAAGTATGCAGATTCTCCATCAACATACACTGATCCACTTTTGAATCCATTCAATGTTGTAGTTCTTACATCATTTAAATATTCTTTTATGTGTCTATATAAAATACCTGCTGGTTGTGATTCTGGATCTGGTGTTTCTACATTTAATTGTGACCAAAGACTAGCTATAATGTCTTGAAACTCTTTTGATTTTATTGTTGGTGGTACTATGTTTGTATGTTCTGCAATTAAAGCTCTAAGTTCTCTTTGTTCTATTATTTGTTTTACAGTCTTTGCATTTATATTTTTTATCTTACCACTAGGTTGTTTCACATATAGAAAAAATCTTGGATGTGGACGATAATCCATTTTTGTTACACTAATTATATCTGGCCAAGATGCGTTTAATTGTTTTCCTACACCAAACCTTCTACGTAAACATGTGCTCTTAATACATTTACTCTGTATTGGATCTTCATTACATGTATAACCTGCAGTGTCACCTTTCCATGCTTTTATTTTTGACTTAACTTTATCATCACCCCAAACATTATCATATTTAATATAGTCTCTTGCTTTCTGTAATACTCTATCCTCCCATTCATCTGGATATTTTCTTTTAGCAAAGACCATATAATTGTATAAGAATCTATCTCTTGCATCTGGTAATTTTTGTTTAGTTCTATCTATGTCTCCACATATAAGACCTAAACATGGTGGCCCATCCTCAAACTCTAGTGATTGATTCTTTAGCTCCCGGTTTATTAGATCTGCTCCTAAAGTTTTTAAATTTTCTGATGACTGTGCATTTAAGTTTATGACTTTAATAAATGTATCAAAGTCCATTTCTTCTCCGTCTGGTTTTACAGCCACTCTATCTTTCTTATTGTAATATGGTAAATTTATAAAATTACCTGATGGTCTTTTACCATCACTAGAATCTAGTGAAGTTTGTTTTGGATATATTTCTGTGTTGGATGGTAAACCAAATATAAATAATAATTTTTCTAAAAATTCTCTAATCTCAGATGCTTTTATTTTTTCTTTTGTAAATACATATAAATGTAATCCACCACTTTTTGATTTGACTGGAATCACTGGTAGATTTTTTTCTGTAATTATTTCTAAATATTTTTTTAAATTAAAATTAGTGTAGCTTTTTGGATCTATATCTATCGCACCAAATATAGATGTGCCTTCATCATCGCAAGGATTTATACCTATTGATTTCTTTCCTGTTAAATGGTCTTCGTAATCTTGATCTGTAATTTCTTTTTTAGCCCAACCATAATCTTTTGGGTCAAATTTAATTTTACCTGATTCGTCTTTATATCCTCTTTCAATATTACAAAATCCGTAATTACGTTTTAAACCTGTAAAATATTTTATAAAATCTTTCATAGTGTAGTGGGCGACTCCACTCTCGCTTTGCCGCCCATCGTTGCAACTGTTCCCATAGGGAATTAGACAATGTTCTCCGTAGAACCATTGCTTTCATACTTTGGTTTAGCAGAACCTTTTGCTACAGTCTTCTGTAACTCTTGAGCTGCTACGTATAAAGCAGAGTCTTCTTTGTTAGATACATCTAACATTCTGACTTTTGATGGCTTGTATACATGCCAACTTTTGCTGCCTGCAGTTTTGCCAACTGTTTTTAAGTTGAACATTGCTGAGAAAGCTGCCGGTTGAAATGTACCTTTTGCATCTGTCATCCTTAAATTGGTGATCAGATTATTTAGTTCCCTCGCCGGTGAAAGATTAGACGATCTCATTGGAATGACAGCCGGTCTAGATTCATTTCCCATAACTACCATTACATAGAAGTATGCAGTTTTTTCTACATAGTTTCCATTTGGTAATCTGTATCTACCGTTTCTTTCTTCTACTGCATCTGCCGGAATCTGCATGTGAGTTCCAACTGGAGCAGAAGCACTATCACCTCTCTCTTGCCATTCAGGATATCTAGTTTGAGCATGAGCAACGATTATATCGATACCTTTACCCTCACCATCTATCAACTGACCAAGTGATGAAGCATAGATCATTCCTGGTTTAGATCCTTCTACATATTTAGGATCTCTTTGATTGCACTCTGGAGAAAGTTGATGCAGAATTTTCAAGATAGGTGTGGACACATCTTCTTGTTTTATTTCTTCCGCTCCTTTTCTAGAGTCTTCTCTCATGTTTACTACAGCTAGAGATCCGCTGTTTTGTTTGACTAGTTCAGTCATTTTTCCTCCTATTGAGTTATTAGTTTATTGTTTTACTTTTTACCTTTTATTTTTGTTTGATTTCCATCAAACGTCCAAAAAAGATCTTCTGGAACTTCGTTTCCTTTGTTCTTCCAATCTTCCATGGTTACTTTTAGGGTCATGGCATGAACCGCCTCTTTTTGAGCCGGCTCAAAGCCTTGACCTTTTGCAAGGGTGGCATAAGCCAGTGCCTTGTTTTCTTCGCCTTGGCCAAAGGTAACAGTGATATCATTTTTAATAATATCACCGAGGCCATTGTTTCGAAGCCATTGATATGCCTCTGCTTTTTTATCAGCTTTTATTGTGGCACTATAAATTTTTTTAATTGAAACTTCTGATCCATCTTTTAGTGTAAGTGAACTTAAGTTCATATCTTCCATCAACTTAGGTATAACAACACCAGATTGAACTTTCTCATCTGATTTTAAATCTTTTAATTTTTTTTCTGCTTCTTGAATTTGAGCTTGTATAGATTTTAATTTTTCTAGCTCTTCTGATAGTTTTTCTGGATCAATAACATCGCTCTGATCCGGCGCATCTTGTCTTAAATCAATCATGTACTTTCCTTTATACGTTTATTAGTTTAAATTTTTAATATCACTTCTTTATATAAAGATGTAATAATTAATGTCAACTAATATTTTGAAAGTCCATCTCAATTGGATAGTATGACATTTGTCTTCTATCCCATTTTAATGTTTTGTACTTTTTAAATTTTATAGCTAATATACTGCCAACAGTTTGTATTAAATTAGGATCACCATAATTTAAAATATAATCTTCTTCTGGATTAAAATTTTTTAGTTGTTGATTTATTTCAATAATTAAAGGTCCCGGTGATAATTGCATTTGTGCTAATCTTTTATTCATAACCACAATCTCGCCATATTTTAAAGCAGGCGTAATATCAAACTTAGGCTTGTTAATCTTAGCGGGATCATCGCTATATTTAATTAATGGTATTTCTTG